TTGTGTCTTTGTTTTATTCTATGAATCCTTCTTATAGCTCAAATTTATTAGAATATGAATTAGAAGTTAAATTTGGAACTAAAGGGATTAAACCTTTAACGCGTAATGATTATGATAATGTTATAAATCTATTAGGTAACAAAGATGCATATGATTTTAATGCTATTTTTGCTCCAGGTTTAACATCTCAAAATGCCTCTTCTGAAATATCATCTCTACTTCAATTAGCTCAAACTAGAGGCGATAATATTGCAGTAGTTGATATGGTAGGCTATGGTCAGAATATCAATACAGTAACGACTCAAGCTAAAACTTTTGATAGCTCATATGGAGCTACATATTGGCCATGGGTACAGGTAAAATCTCAAGAGACTGGAAAGATCAACTGGGTACCTGCTTCTACTATGGTGCCAGCAGTATATGAATATAATGACAAGATTGCTGCTGAGTGGTTTGCACCCGCTGGTTTTACAAGAGGCGGTCTAACTACAGTACTTCAACCAGAAAGAAAACTTTCAGTTACTGATAGAAATACACTATACTCTTCTAAAGTAAATCCAATTGCAAATTTCCCTACAGTGGGAACAGTGATATATGGTCAAAAGACTCTTCAAGCTGCTGCATCTGCTCTTGATAGAGTAAATGTACGTAGACTACTGATTGCTCTTAAAAGATATATTATTCAAGTTTCTGGAAATCTAGTATTCGAACCAAATACGCAAGTAACTCGTAATAAATTCTTGAATGCTGTAAATCCATATTTGGCTTCAGTACAACAGCGTCAAGGTCTTTATAGCCACTCTGTAGTAATGGATGAAACTAATAATACACCAGATGTAGTAGATAGAAATGAATTAGTGGGTACTATATACATACAACCAACTAGAACTGCTGAATTTATACAACTTACATTTAATATATTACCAACTGGCGCAAGCTTTGCATAATAAAAAATAAATATGAATAAAAATACAATCGTAAGAGTTAAAGTGCCAGTTGCACTATATGAGACTCTCAAAGACAAAATACTAAATGAGGCATTTCCAAATCCAAGACAAGAGGCTTTTGGAATATTACAAACTTTAAGAGAATTTGGAGTATCAGATATTAAAATTCTAGAGTATATACTTGGAAATGTAATGAATGGATCTGAAGCTGAAGAGGCTATGAAATATGCATATGAAGAATTTATTGGAGATGATCTAGATGAAGCCATGATACATATAGCTAGTGGAGATAATTTCAAGACAAAGTTAGATGGTAAACTGTGGACAGCTCAATATCATAATCATGAAGAAGGCGATCCTATTGAATTAAAAAGTGGCTCTGAAACTAAAAAGGGAGTAGTAAAAAAGGTTAGCCCAAATGGAGATATTACAATAGAATTAAATGAAGCTAAAAAGAAGCCATCTGCTGGAATGACTAAGAAAGAGAAATCAGTAGTAGCTAAAAAAGCCAAAGCTGGAAAAGACATTGGTAAAGCAGGCAAAGGCTTTGATAAATTAGCCGCAAAAGCAGCAAAAGAATATGGTTCAAAAGAATCAGGACAAAAAGTAGCAGCTGCTGCAATGTGGAAAGCACAAGCAAAAAAAGCAAAGTAAGTATATTTATAAACGAACAACAACATAAAACTATAATAAAATGGCAGGACTTTTGGATCCGAGTGAAATTTTTTATACGGCATTTGAACCTACAGTAAGCAATAGGTTCATCATGTACATCGACGGTATTCCCTCATACATGATTAAAAAAGCATCAGCTCCTAGTGTTGAAATGGGTGAAATCAAACTTGACCACATCAATACGTACTTCAAGATAAAGGGTAAAGCTGAATGGAAAGATATTGAGCTTTCTCTTTATAATCCAATATCTCCTTCAGGTCAACAGGCATGTATGGAGTGGGTCAGATTACATCATGAATCAGTGACTGGTCGCGATGGCTACTCTGACTTCTATAAGAAAGATATTACTCTAGATATTATCGGTCCAGTTGGAGATATAGTGTCTGAGTGGATAATTCGTGGAGCATTTATTAAGACATTCTCAGCTGGTAATTATGACTGGAGTACAACAGATCCTACAGAATTGACATTGACACTCGGAATGGACTATGCAATATTAAATTATTAATCCTCAATTACTAGAATATTTTTATTCTAAACTATTAAAAATATTATAAAAAAAAGCTCGACTTTGTACGAGCTTTTTTCTTTTTAGAAAAGTTTCATTATATTCTATAGAGGAAAAACTTAAAACCTCAATATATATAATAAACACAGTTGCACATGGCAGAACAGAAATTTGTAATACCTACAGAAATAGTAGAATTACCAAGTAAAGGATTAGTTTATTCTAAAGAAAATCCACTATCTTCAGGTCAAATAGAGATGAAATATATGACAGCTCGACACGAAGACATACTTACAAATATTAATAATCTTAAGAATGGCACGGCTATAGAGAAGACTCTTAAGGCCTTGATCTCTTCTGATGTTAATTATGATGATTTAATACTAGGAGATAGAAATGGTCTACTAATTGCAGCAAGGATTTTAGCATATGGTAAAGATTACCAATTCAAATATGTAAATTCAGATACTGGAGAAGAAGAAATTGTAACAGCAGATCTTCAAAAATTAGAATATAAAAAGATTAATGAGACTCTTTATACAAATGCAAATGAATTTTCATTTGAACTTCCATTCTCAAAAAATACTGTGACATTTAAGCTACTTACAGTAGGAGATGATAAAAAGATCGATGATGAGGCTAAAGGTCTAAAGAAAGCACTAAATCAAGATCCAGGCGCGAGTTTAAGACTTAAATTCCAAATACAATCAGTAAATGGAGATAGATCAAATAAAACAATAAGAGAATTTGTAGATACCGCTCTTATGGCTCGTGATGCTTCAGCGCTAAGGCAATATATTAATGAAATTACTCCAGATATAGTAATGAAAACAGCAGTTACTTTAAAGAACGGAGAGGAGGCCGAGATTGATCTACCAATCACAGCAGAATTCTTTTTTCCCGGGGCAGGAATATAGAGCTGTCTTTATGACAGAAATTTTTGAATTAGTTTATCATGGTAATGGTGGATTTAGCTGGAATGATGTCTGGGATATGCCAATTCCGCATAGAAAGTTTAGTCTTAAGAAGATTAATGAATTCTTAAAAAAGGTTGAAGAACAGCGCAATACGCAGTCCCAAATAATAACTGAAAATACAGACATGAAGAAATTCAAAATGTCTGATGATACAAAGCAGGCGGCAATCAAACCACCAGATTTTATTTCTAAAGCGAGAGCTAAAAAGTAATTATGTCTGATATTTATATCTATAATACTATATAGACAATGGCTAAAATTCCTAGCAAAGCTAATATTACAAATCAACTTAGTAAAACAACAGAAGAATTAAATAGTATTAAAACTATACTCAGAAGCGTAACAGAAGCTACTGGGGATTTTAATGATATATTAAAAGAAGCGCAAACAGCACTTAAGAATACTAGTAAATATACAGAAGTTTTAAATGCAAAATTAAAAGTTACTACTGCAAGTGAACTTAATATAAAAGATATAAATAATCAACTTTATAAAATAAAAGTTCAACAGGGTATATTTGAGGAAAAAGAAAGTAAATTATCAAATACACAAAAGATAAATGTACAGAAAATTTTAGATTTAAATAATGATATTTTAGAATCTCAAAAAGAATTAATTAGATTAAAATCAAATGATAAAACTACTGAAAATCAATTAAAGATTCAAGCTGATATTATAAATCAAAAAATTGCTCAATTACAACTTGAAGAACATAATTTAGATATAAATGAAGCTGAATATTTAGTATATAAAAAAATATCAGATGCTAATAAAGATATAGAATCTGGATTAAAAAGTCAATTAAGCACAGCAAAAGAATTTAGTTCAAAAATAGGAATAACTGGAGCTCTATTTAAAAAATTAGGAATTGATATTTCTATTGGAACCAAGGCTTTAGAAGCTATGGAAGATGCTTTTGAAGATAATCAAAGTAGAAGTAAAATATTTTTAGCTGGATTAAAAGCCGGCATAAAAGAATCATTAATTGACCCAGCAATTCAATTTAGTCTTGTAATGAAAGCTCAAAGTGCTATTTGGAGTGGAATAAAAGCAGTATTTGGTTTTATTAAGAAAGTAGCAACAGAGACTTTAAATTTAATAGTTGGATGGAATAGCGCTATATTTGAATTTGGTAAAAATCTTGGAATAGGATCCGTCGCAGCTAAAGGACTACAAGAGTCTTTTCTTAGCATGGTTAATTCATCTCAAGATTTATTTTTTACTACTAAAGAGTATAGAGAGGCGTATTCAGCATTAACAGAAGCGTCTGGTCTTTTTCTAAAAAATAATAAAGAAACTACAGAGACGGCCGCTATTCTTCAAAGACAATTTGGTCTTACTGCAGCTGATTTAGGATCTATAATGGAAAATTCTGCTTTAAGTGGAAAATCTTTTAAAGATACATATTATACTATAGATTCAATTAGACAAATAGAAGGTAGTAGAAATAAATCATTACTATCTCAAAAACAAATAGTAGGAGAGATATCAAAAGTATCTTCCCTTGTTTTATTAAATTTTAAAGGTAATGTTCCAGCTTTAGCAGCAGCAGTTGTAAAAGCGCATGCTTTAGGATTATCTTTAGATCAAGTAAATTCTACAGCAAATGGATTTCTTGATTTTGAAACTAGCATAGGCAAAGAATTTGAAGCTCAGCTTATTACAGGAAAAGATCTTAATTTACAAAGATTAAGATACTTATCTTTAACTCATGATACTGCCGGGCTTATGGCAGAAATAGGAAAAAGAATTCCTAGTATGCTAGATTTTGAAAAAATGAATACTATTGAAAGACAGGCATATGCCGAAGCCTTAAATATGTCTGAAGATAGTTTAGCAGAAATAATTAAAAAACAAGAATTAGTAAGAAAATATGGAATAGCTGAAAATGCAACTGCCGGTGAAACATATAATCAATTAGTAAAACAGGGTTATACATACAAACAAATAGAAGGTATATTAACAGAACAAGGCGCAGCTCAAGATAGATCAGCGTCCATAGCAGATAAGTGGAATAGTGTAATAGAGAAAATAAAAGATAATTTATCTATAGTACTTGAAAAGTATCTAGGTCCAATAATTGATTCTTTTATAAATATGGTAAATTCAGCAGGTGGATTTAAGACCATAATGGAAAAAATAGAACCTATAATAAAAGGAATAGCTCATTTTTTTGTAAATTTACCTAAAGCTATATCAGGATTAATGCATGCAGCTGCCACATTTTTTGAAATATTAGGAGCAATTCAAACAATAGCTGCGATCGCATTAGCAATTGTAGCACCGGAAGCGGCTGTTGGATTAGGTATAGGTGCTGCGAAATCATTTGCAGTAGGAGCCGGATTAGATATTGCAGCTGGAAAAGTTTCAGATTTTTTTAAGCCAGAAGAGGTATCTCCAAATGCTATATCAAATCAAGTAGGTTTTAGAGATAATACATCAGCAGCCACACCATCTACTACGCCTACTCAAAATAGAGTACAACCAGTAACAATTCAATTAACTAGTACTATACAACAAGAAGGTCATAAAGTAGGACAGGCTAATCAAACTGTGTATTATAATTTACCAGCAGCAGATAGTACAAATACTCATCCATATCATACTGGAGGTCAAACAGGCGCATCTCAAACAAAATAATAGTAATATAATGGCACTTATAAATCTACAAACTAAATACACATCTTTAAAATTTTCACAAGATCAAAAAGGAGGAGGTTATTCTGGACAGCCATATGTGAAATTTAATAATAGCGGCTCTGCTGATGTTGGAGGCATTACTATAAAAGCGGATATTGGGACATTAGTAGATTTTCCTATTAGAGGAGGTACATACCCTTCAAGAGAAATAGACACGCAGAGGATTAAGGCATTTTTAAATGATCCAGTAAAAGGTAAAGTATTTTTAGATAAACAGAGAACTTTACAATTTACAAATCCTAAAATGGAAACTGGTCCTAGTTTTATAGATTCATATAATTCACAAACTTTGCCTGGAATTGTAGAAAATACTCGAGTATATAGTGTAGATAATCTTTTAGGTCAAGTTAAAATACAGGGTACCGGAGGACATCTTACAAGAGTGGGCAGTGTTAATTTTGGTGCTAGAGATCAATACTATGCAGATACAGTAGGATTTCAAAATATATCTAATGATGCAGTAAATAATAGATTATTATTACTTACTAAATTAAAGATTAGTAATATGACTACTGCGCCTACTACAGTATTTAATGTGCCAATAATAGATCTAGCACTTGCTAAAAGTTTAGGTATTTCTATAACTGCAAATACACTATTTAATTACCCAGGTGGACCAAATTCAGGGTATCAATCTGGAAATACAGTAATAAAAAGAGCATTTGATACTACTATAAATTTAATAGGTAGTAATATGACATATGCTCAAATTGCACAACAGACCCCTGTAAAAGGCAGCAAGGATTTTACTAAAACACAACCTTATACTAATAAAAAATCTATGCAAAATCGCATAGGAGTATATAATGTTTCAGCGCTTTCAGGATCAAGAAATGATGTTATAAATTCACTATATCCACAAGCTATAAATCCTATAAATGGAGATGATCCTTATAAAATAATGGCTAGTATATTAAAAATACCAAAGACTGATAGTATAAAATTTGGATTTGAGTGTGTAGATAATGATCATCCAAATAACTATGTGGCCCTTATATTTAGAGTACTATTATCTAATGGATTTACAGACTCAAATTCTGCAGTACTAAATTCTTTTAGATATTATGGTAGAGGAGAAGAATTTTATACTTATCAAGGATTTTCAAGAAGTATATCATTTTCTTTTAAAGTAGCAGCATTTAGTGCAAGTGAACTACAACCTCTATATAATAAACTTAATTATTTAATATCTCAAGTCTACCCAGATTACTCTACTAATGGAAATCAGACTATGAGAGCACCTCTAGTAAAAATTACTTTAGGGGACTATTTATATAGAGTACCTGGATTTTTAGAAAATGTAAATATCACTGTAGATAATAGTATACCTTGGGAAATAAATATAGATGATGATCCTAGTTTACAAGAATTACCACATGTTTTAGATGTGTCTATAACTTTTAAACCTATACATGATATATTACCAAGTAGATCAACGCCAGATTCTATTACTAATTTAATTACAAATGGTACAAAACAGGGATTTTTACAATCTAAATTACGTGTTTATGATGCAATATCTAAAATAAATCAACAAACTCCTACTCCTACTCCTATTACACCTATTACTCAAACTCCTATTCCAGAAATACCATTATAATTACCTATAATTAATATAAAACAATGATAAATAGATATCAAAATATATTAACAATAAAGAGCGATCCAGTAGATCCTAGATCAAAATCTATATATGTAAATGCTATATATCCAGATATTCCTCTGTCTGATAATGATATTTATGTTATTACTGTATTAGGAGATAGAATGGATGTTATGTCAAATAATATCTATGGAGATCCTGGATATTGGTGGGTAATTGCATCTGCAAATTCATTATCATGCGATAGTGTTTTTCCTCCAATAGGAGTACAATTAAGACTTCCTTCAGATATTAGATCAATAGTAAATAATTATAATCAAATAAACACAGTAAGATAAGTTATGTCTACAGCAGATTTAGAGCAAATATGTAATATTGCAGGTTATTCAATATACCCCTGGGCTGCAAATCAGCTTAAAAAAAGAAGTGAAAAACTTTCTGAAAAGAATAGAAGTCAAGAAGATCTAATCTATTTTGCAAATAAAAATTCTTGGATAAGAGTAGTGTCTTCAGTTGATTTAATTGAAAATGAATCAGTCGATAATCCAGGCGCCTCTATTACTATTCAACAAAAATCCCCTCTTTATAAAAATTATGAAGATATAATAGGCGACACATTACCAAATGAGAGCAGTCTTGCTGAAAAATTTGTATTATATGGAGGTACTTCACAATATACAATAAAACCATCTCTTACAGATGGATCTATGAATCTTAGATATGGTCTAGGTGGATCATATGGCATGCTTGGAGATAGTGAAATTAAAAAGTATGGTTATAGACCTATGCCAGGTATTACTAGTATGACAGTGGAGTCTACTGGTAAAATGGGATCGCTTATGACTGTAAATATAAATCTTAAAGTTTGGGATAAATCACAGCTTGATATTATAGACGCACTATATTTTAGACCAGGTTTTACAATTCTTATAGAGTGGGGTCATACAAAATATTTTGATAATTTAGGGAAATTAAATTCATCAGAGATGTTTATGATTGGAAATCCTTTTAAATCTGATTGGACTAAAGAGGAGCTAATGATCAAAATAAATACAAATACTCAAAAATCTTTAGGGAATTACGGCGGATTTCTTGCAACTATAACTCAATTTAATTTTGCCATGACTTCAGAGGGTGGCTATGATTGTACTATAAAAGCACTTGCATTAGGTGCAGTTATGGATAATATGAAAATTAATCATCCTGGTATGACAAGAGCCTATGAAAATCAACTTAAAGATTATTTAGATAGAAGAAGAAAAGAAGAGACAGCTCAGGCAAAAGCGCAAGCAGCTGCTAAAAGACAAAGTGATTTAGCAAAAGCAATAGGTGATTTAAAAAATACGAATAATTTATGGGCTCAATTACAAATATCTGACCCTTTTCAAAATTTATTATTTCATAAAGGTCATATCCCGATAGGAGATCATTCTCAAATTGATACCCCAGAAGATGTTAATAGAAAAGCAGTCGATTTTTATAATAATAATCAAAATACTTATAATAATGATTATAAACAATTTGGATATCCTCAAGCTATAAGTAATTTAGCAAAATTATATGCACAACAAAATAAACCTGATGAAGCACTTTTAACATTATATAAATCATCAGCTCAAACAGATACAGATACATGGATCTCAAAATATGAATTTAGTAAACCTGCAAATAATCAATCATCTACAGAAGATGAAGATATAGCATATTATATAGGAGGGGGGTCATCATTTACTACAAATAATGCAATATTTTTTAAAAATATAAATAATGATATAAATGGTAAATATATAGCACCAAAACAATTTAATTTATCATCTGATGATATAGAGGTAACTTTAGATATTCCTAGATTACTTGGATTATTAAAAGTAACTAGTCCTAATGCAAATGCTTTTACAGATACTATTCGAAAATCTGGAGGTGATATAAGTGGTAATACTTTAGATGATTTTTATACAAAGGCTATAAAATATGGTGATAATAAGTATGCTATAGGTATTGCTATACCTAGAAATATAGATAATCGTATTAGTATTTATGATGCATATAATAATTCAAATACAAAATATAAAATTGAAGCTATAGATTCTAATATAAATGGGAAATCTACATCTAATTTATATTCTTATATAAAATTATCAGCTAATGAACCAAATGATGATTTTCAATTACAAATATATTTAGGAGGAGCAAATGGATCAGAATATCCATTAACAGCATTAGCCGATTTATCATTAATAAAAACTGTAGAAGGACCTCAGCATTTATCAGATAATAAACCAGTAGATAATTATAATCAATCTATTTCAACCGCACAAGAAGAGTATGATAAAGATATAAAAGATAAAACAAAATCTATAAATGCTAAATATAATATAGAACAATTTAAAAGCGCTATAGAATCTGAATCTGCTATTGAGCTTATGCTTAAATCAATAATGCTATATGTATATAATAATCCAAATCAAAGTACTATAAAAAAAGAAATACAAGATCAATTTTATAAAGATTTATTTTCTGAAGGTGCATATTCAACTATATTTCCTGATGGAAGATTCCCTACAGTAGATCAAATAAAAGCTGAATTGACTGATGATGTATATAGTAAATACATAAATGGGGGATTAGTTGAAAAAGAGAGATTAAAAATAAATACCTATTATGGAAATAGCAGATATTTAATGAGTGGAGAAAATGCTTTTGATGTAACTGGAAATAATCCAACATTAAAAAATCATTATAATCGTATGAAACCAGTAGATTTTGAAATATTATTTACTCTTTTTACTGCTGGATATAATGAATCTTTAAATTTGGAAGTACCAGATAAAGACACTAAACAGTCTATTTATATTACCTTAGGATCTTTTCTTATGATGCTAAATCACACTGGTATTCTTTATAATAGATCAAATTATAATAGTGAAGTCATAACTCCTATGGCGTATATAGATTTTAATCCAGAGACTAATTTCTTTTTAAGTAATAAAAAACAATTTTCGATAGACCCAGAAAAATTTTTAATACGTTTTACAGGAGATAAAAGTGACTATGATAGTCTATTTGATAAAGATATTCTTTCAAGTAATGGAACTATATACTATAAAAAAACTATACAAAATACTAATGGAGAAAATGAAAAGCAGGAATTTAAACAGACAATCTTTGATCCAGAGACTGATAATATTATAAATCAATATCTACCATTACAAAATAGCGAATACGGCGGGCCTCAAACAGATGGTTATGTTGGTAAATTCATGAATATTTTAGTTGATATTAATTATCTTTTAAAAACTATATCAGGATATGCTAAAGCAAGTGATAATCATGAGGTGTATTTTCAGTCTATTATACAGACTATAATAGTAGATTTAAATAAATATCTTGGAGGAATAAATGCATTTAGATTAGCGTATAATGATAATGCTAATTGCTATATTATAGTAGATGATCAAGTAAATGGCGCAGCAGATACTTCTATAACTATAAACGGTATTTGTATAAATTATGATAAAAATAATGATACTGCATTTGAATTGCCAATTTATGGAGTTGGTTCAATAGCTAGATCTTTTGAATTAAGAACTGATATAAGTAATAAAATTTCAAATTTAATATCCATTGCAGCAAATCCAGTGCCAGGGAGTCAAGTAAGTCTTTCAAAAGATACTTCAGATTTTGGGATATATAATTACGGGACGCGGGATAGATTTAAAAATGAAATTGGAGATGCTCAAAATTTAAAAAATTTAAATAGTAATACTCAACCTACTGATAGATTTAGCAGAGCAGAATTAGCAATAAATTTTGATAAAGTAGTAAGAACTATATATGGAGCTAAAGTAAATAGTAATGATAATCAGCCATTTTCTTTAACAGATGATGTAAAAAATAGGGCTTTAAATTATTA